CAAAATGAACTGTGGTGTTCAAAATGAACGGTGGTGTTCAAAATGAACGGTGGTGTTCAAAATGAACGGTGGTGTTCAAAATGAACGGTGGTGTTCAAAATGAACGGTGGTGTTCAAAATGAACGGTGGTGTTCATTTTAGATGGGCATAAAACTCAATTGAAATCTCTTAATATATTCGCAAATCTTTTTAAGACTATTGGCGTTACCATAGACCACGGTTTCATTTCCTTTTTTTACGAGGGATACTTTACCGTCAACTTCCCAGGCACGAAGTTTTCGTAACATGCTGGCGCGGCTTATCCCGTGGAAATTTGCCAAGCTTGTGACATTTGTTTCTTTGTGGTTTTTACGTCCTTGAATTATAAAAAAATATGTTCGCACGAGATAATGAGGACTTTCTTCATCACAGAATATTTCAACCTGTAAGTCGCAGATTTTAATATATCGGTCGGTGACCATGAAGACATTTTCCAAGTCGCACTTGTCTAGCATTGTGCGATATAAATCCATAACCTCGACAATACTTTCTAGTTTCTTATCAGTCATTTTTTGTCTCCTAAACAAAAAGTCTAATTTCACAAAATATTAAAAACAGATTTGAGTCAAATTTCCGAATCGTGAATAACTCACTATTTACGTCCCTGGGCAATCACACGCTTCACAGTCTCAGGCCCCCACTTAGTCGGCTTGCGATTCGTCTGGGCACGGCTGACGCCATCAACCCCCTGGTCATCTAAATCAGCCTGGAACGTCAATACACCACGAGCATTGAGTGCTTTGGCTATGCCTCGTAAGCTGGTAATGCCAGCCGCCTCAATCTCCTGGATAATAGGATAGGTGCGGATAGCAAATTCCCGAGCGTTCTTCTTCATTGTCGCCCCGCCTTTTTTGAAGACCTTATCGATGCTTGGATTGCCCAGGCTGGTAATCTTTCGTGACGGTATCACTTGTGTGCCAACCTTCTTTTCGTTGGTCATGTAAAAACCTTTTTTACTGATACTGTCCTTTGCCTTTTTCAACCCACGGTTAGTACGCTGTCTGATTTGTTCTGATTCAAACTCGGCGACCGAGGCCATAATACGCCAGATGAATTTAGTCTGGGCTGGGTCACCGAGTTGAGGCACATCACAGGCTACTATGCCAATGCCGTGAGCTTCACTCACACTTGCTATGTACGACATGACATTAAAGTCCCTGGTCAGGCGGCTCATGGCGGCGACAATGACTACGGCACCGGTGTCGATAGCCATCTCCATGCACTTCTTAAATTCTGGTCGGCGGCTTTTGCGGCCTGATTCAACCTCTTTAAAAACAGCAATGACCTCAAGACCCAGCTCTTCAGCTTTGGCCCGTGCCATATCCTCTTGAGCTTTGATGCCCAGGCCATCGATGCCTTGCTTCTTTGTTGAAACACGCAAGTATAAGACAGCCTGGGTCGAATTATTTTTACTGGCTATCATTTTCTATCTCCCCTTAAATAGCAACAATTTCGGCCAATGATTGTTTTGCACGAAAAGTGTGGCCAATTCTCTCTTCTAGTTCTAAATATTTTTGGAACAATGCGGGGCGTTGTTTAGCACCATTGCGGATGTCATTGTCGGAACCCAACACACAAAAAACACATGACAAACGCTCGTTACCAGTTGCGTAAATCGGATGAGGTTTTTGTCCGTCCTTTTCGATTACATCAAAAACCTCGGCGGTGAGCAAATCATGGATTGGTGAGAACTCAAACCATTGTCTTGTCTTTGTGCAGTTACGCTCGACCCGTTGCCAGGTAGGTCGCTTTGTACGGGCCGCACTTTCCTCGGCTCGGAAACCAAAACAACTAATGACATTTCGGGGCTTCGCCTTCCAATCATGTTGTGCCCTAATAACTTTATCGCACGGACCACGCTTGAAATCGCTGGTGCAGTAACGTGCGGCACTTGAAGGCCACATTCCACGCTTCTCAATAGCGTCCAGCAAAGTCTTGCGAGAGCCGTCCTTCCAGATGGCTTCAGCAACCAGCAATTCGTGATCGATGTTGGCCCGAATGTGATCAGCCAATCCTTCATGCTCAACTTCATCGCCCAGGTCAGCGTGTACTACGATAATTTGATCTGCTGGAACGTGAGATTTAATAACAGCGTAAGTGGCTTGGCTGTCCTTGCCGCCGCTGTGGTTGACAACAACCAAAGCACCCGCATCAACTTCAGCTTTAAATTGTGCCCAATGTCTTACAAGTGTTTCGGTTGTGATTGTCATTTTCTATCTCCCTTTAGTTTTTATGATTAGTGGTCACGATCCCATTGATCCAGAGGCACTTCGACATATCGTTGTATCTCATTTGCAATGCACCTCTTTAGTATGGCCTGGCTTGGTGTGCCGTCTGCTTTGCAGAACTCGCCTCGCTCATAGCAAGCCAATGATGATCCGATATCATACTCAAACCCTCTTTTGAGAATGACCTCAACCACACCGTGTTCGTCACAGACTTCATTAAGAATGTGATGGTATTTTTTTGGTACGAGGTGAAAATTTGTATTAGCCATGTTCTATCTCCCTTTATTGTTTCACCCGAAAAGCCCCGCCATCTTTTGAAGACCAGGGCTAGTGGGAGCGTTAAGCTCGTTATGGTGAAGAGGTTATGTTGTGTATTGTTTAAGAGCCTCGGTGCGATATGCGTCATATGCTTCCTTAGTCACGAAACGTGATCCACAAGTTCCGTTGTATTTAGTGCTTATTATGCTTGTTGGAGTGTTACCGAAGTCTCTGCCATCATCCATTTTAATGTCTGACCATTTGCCCCATTTGTCCTCAAAAGAACGAGTAACAATTCCAAAGCCACCAATATTAGCTTGGTCGCCGGTGTAGTAAATCTTAGTTCCCATTTCCATTTTCTAGTTCCTTTCTGTAAGTTTTCTCGTTGTATTCCTCTATTCATTAAGGCATCTCGCTGATAGTGTCAATAGGCTAAACGAATCTTTTTGACATAGGAATCCCTGATGGATAATGAGTTTCACCAAACGACATTGCGATTTCCCTCTGACTTGATTGCTCGGCTGAAGTTCCAGGCCAGCCTGGAGCGGCGGTCGATGACTTCGCTGATTGAGGACTTGTGTAGTCTCGGACTGCAAGCCAGGGCGGCTACGAATGAGGATCGCATTGAGGAATTTCGCCGACTGATTAAAGGGGCTGGAAGTGTCAGATGATATCAAGAAGCGTCCATCTTCCGTATCCGCCAAGTACCAACGCACTATGGCGTTACACAAAACGTGGCGTTTATCGAACTGCCAAATATGTCAAATACATCAACGATTGCAAGTTGTTACACTTGCATCCAGGGCCCCCTTTGGATGCACCTGTGAAGATGACAATACTGGCCTGTCCACCGGACCGGCGAAGGCGAGACCTGGACAACTTATCAAAGTGTCTGTGTGACACTGCCATACATCTAAGACTTATTGAGGATGACCATTGGATACACGAATTGTACATGAGATGGGAGCGAGAAGAGATCACCCAGGGCGTACTAATGACCGTCAGTACGTTAGATGTCTCACCTGCGGCGGCGAACACATGATCTATCGCAAAGACCGCAAATACAGCAAGCCGGTTGTCGAGTGCGTCAATGGCGAGAGGTTCCGCACCATGAAAGAAGTTGTCATACCTGGCGGCATGGACATATGCCCGACCTGTGTAAAACGGGCCGAGGCTGAGTACAGGACAATGACATGAGCTACGGGGTGATATTAGCTGACCCACCGTGGTCATGGAAATCGTGGTCAAACAAGGGGGAGGGTCGCAGTGCAAAGAACCATTACGAGGTTATGGAACAGAACGATATTGCTGGTATGCGGGTGTCTGATCTTGCCGCCCCTGACAGTGTTCTACTTATGTGGGCTATTAGTTCAATGCTTGATGACGCTTTCAAGCTCATTGATGCTTGGGGGTACACCTACAAAACGGTTGGCTTCGTCTGGGTTAAAAAGAACAGTAAATCGGATTCTCTCTTCATGGGATTAGGCTATCACACCCGTCAAAATGCGGAGCTATGTTTGCTTGCGACTCGTGGAAAACCCTCAAGATTATCGGGCGGGGTGCATCAAATTATCATGTCGCCCAGGCGGGAACATAGCCGCAAGCCTGACGAGATATATGAGCGGATCGAACAGCTATACCCAGGGCCGTATCTGGAGCTATTCAGCCGCACTGATCGTGATGGCTGGGACACCATAGGCAACGAGACAGGGCGTTGGGTGGCGTGAATGAGCGTTAAGATCATGGGCAATGTTTGGGAAGGCTCACAGGCCAAGGGAACGGCTCGGCTGGTATTGCTGGCTATTGCAGACCATTGCAATCCTGCAGGGATAGCCTGGCCATCTCTGGGCCGCTTATCCAAGTATGTAAACGTCAATCGCCGGAACACCATAAATGCCATAAATCAACTGGTCGAATTGGGTGAACTGGAGCGAGTTCGCACGGGCAAAACCGGCGTAGCTACAACCTATAAAATCACGTTGGGTAGTGTCGCTAGAGACACGGGTGTCGGAGTCGACACTAGTGTCGGTAGAGACACGGGGGTAGTGTCGGAGGCGACACCCCAACCGTCAATGAACCGTCAAGAGTCTTTATTAGCAAAGGCCAACTTTGACGATTTCTGGAAACAATATCCCAAGCGGGTAGGTAAAGGGGCGGCACTCAAATCATACAAACAGGCACTGAAGAAAACACCCCATGAAACCATCATGGCTGGCCTGGCTAAATACAATCCTGATCCAGACTACATTTGCAATCCAGCGACATGGCTCAATCAAGAAAGGTGGCTCGATGAACAAACTCACACTACACACGCCAGCAGACGCACTGACAGCCGACAGAACAGCGGTCACCTCGTTGACGCATTCAGCCGGTTTAAAAGTCGAAGAAAACTACACACATGATTTCGATCTCAGGGGCTATCAGATCATCAATACAATCAGCAACGACAAGCTCGAAGAACTGGGCCAGGCGATCAAGGCAACAATGGCACCCGCTGAAGATAACGACATAGCCCAGGCTCTACTCAAGATGAGGGCTCTCATGTCACACAAAAACGATGGCGGTGACCTGGATATCATTCTCGAAGCCTTCGTGGAGAAGCTCAAGGAATACCCCAAGGATGCGGTCATGGAAAGCCTCACAAAGATACCCGACCAGTACAAGTGGTTTCCAAGTTGGATCGAGATCAAGGAAGACGTTGAGTTCAGATGTCAGCATAGAAGGTTGATGCTTAAAGCAATTGAAAGGACACAATATGAGCAAGCAAACCGAGCCATCATTCGGCAAGTCGAGCAACTCACCGCCTAGCTTCTTCGGGCGTATACCAACCAGAGCGGTCTGGAATGTAAAGCGGCCTAACTCAAAGAACAAAGGCAAAGGGCTTACGTTAGGTGACTTCCATATCTTCACAGTGCTATGCAGTTATGCAAACGGACAAGGCTTCACCTGGCCAAACTCGCAGACAATCTCTGACCTGGTAGGGACCAATCGTAAGAACGTCACACGGGCTCTGACCAGGTGCGAGAAGCTGGGCTACATTGAGAAGGTCAGCCGGTACAGATCACATCCAAAATGGCGACACGTTATGGGTACAGTCTGGCGAGTAGTCTATGACCCCAGGCTAGACCAAGAGGAGTTGATCGACAGCATGAACAAGGATGATCCAGCACCTGTGTTGGAGGAAGACTTGCCAACCGTTGAAACCGAAGCGGGTAAACAGACTGAGGAGGTAGGGGACGATAGACTAGTTGATGGAGTTGATGTGGCACGATGGTATGCGCGAGCGGCGGAGGAGGCGACCGGCGAGATCAGGCTGGTAAACCCACGGGCGGTGGAGCTTGCAGTTGAGTGCCTGACAGACAAGGGGCTGACCATCGATCAGGTGAAGACCAAGGCATCAGCCAAGCTGGCAGACTGTAGAAACAACAGGCAATCCGCGCCGCCGCACCTTGGGTTCCTTAGAGATTGACCGCGATGTCACATGGCTATACGTTCGGATAGCATTGTGACCTTGCCCTTTTCCCTGGAGAAAAAAAAGAAAATGCCCCAGCTACAGAAAAGCGACCCTTCCCCCCCCCGCCCTCGCCGTGTGCGTGTGGGGATCTCACAAAAATATTTGAGGGTTTTTTGATGAGTTTAGTTTTGGAGATCACACAGGCCCTGGAGAGTGTCCCAGAGGGTGATCGGTTGAATATGGCTATTGCTGTAGCCGCTCATATGACCTCGGCTCACATACGGTCTGAACGGGCTGTATCGAGCGGTTATGTGCGAAAGCACCCCAAGCGTATAGGGGTGACTATTGACGAAATTATCAGGGGAGCGATTAAGGATGGCTGATCTTACCGGCGACCCCGTTGTTAATCGTGTGCTTGGTAAGTTTATCAAACGCAGTAGCCAGGGCATGGTGAAGTTTGGAGTAACTATGCAAGACAATAACGCACCGGCGATCCATTGGATTGAAAACGCCCAGGAAGAATTAATGGACGGAATTTTATATTTGGAAAAACTGAAATGGGAGATGAATAATGGCTGATCGTTATGAGTTGAAGACACCCCGCAAGGGCCGTGACGGCAAGACGTACTGGAACCGTGTCGGGGTAGCCTTCCCCAAAAAGAACGGTGACGGGTTTAATTTACAACTGGAGGCGTTGCCGGTTCCCCAGATGAATGATAACGGCCAGGTGGAAGTTTTTATTTCCATGATGCCGCCGTTTGAGGATGACGGGCGGGGAAAGTAACGGGGCGTGTCGCTGGTTCTGTAGACACGCCTATCGATCTTGATGACAAGATACCGTTTTAATGGTTGGTAGTCCTCACCCCACTGGCCGTTTTGGCGGCGTGAAGAAGCTGGGCGACCGGTTGCGTGGTCGCAGTGATGTCATTGCCCAGAACAAGGAGGGCATTGCACAGACCCTGGTTGATATTGCCAGGGCAAACTTAACCGATGTTGTTAGCTGGGACAGCCAGGGCAATGTCACGGTCAAAGCCTCGGAGGATATTCCTGACGCCGTGGCCCATGCCATAAAAAAATTACGAGTAACAAGGAGCAAAGATGGTGACCCTACTTTGGAAATTGAACTCCACGATAAAGTCAGTGTGCTTAAAGTCCTGGCAAAAAGTGCAGGGCTATTGGAGCCGCTTAGTGAAGAAAGTAAAGCCCCCTCAGTCGTAGGAATTACGATGCACGGGCCGGAAGTTGTAGCGGTAAAGAAGGAAGGTGATATCGATGAGTGAAATAGCCAGCCTCGACCTTGATTTTAAGACGGCTCCCAATATCTGGAAGTTCCTGCAGGACAATTCCTTTGTCCGTGGATTGATGGGGCCGGTTGGATCGGGTAAGTCCTACGCCTGTGCCGCCGAAATTATGTTACGGGCTGTCCGACAGAAGCCCAGCCCCAGGGATGGTATTAGATATTCAAGGTTTGCTGTTGTCAGAAACAGCTACCCAATGCTGAGAACTACGACCTTGAAGACATGGATGGAATTGTTCCCAGAAAATGTCTGGGGCCGTGCCCACTGGTCGCCGCCCATAACCCATCACATAAAATTACCCAGCCGTGGCGATGCCCACGGGGTTGACTGCGAAGTGATCTTCCTGGCACTGGACCAGCCCAAGGATGTGCGGAAGCTGTTGTCACTGGAATTGACCGGTGCCTGGATCAATGAAGCCAGGGAACTGCCGAAAGCAATTATCGATGGACTGTCACACCGTGTCGGTCGCTATCCTACCAAGGCTGACGGCGGTGCAAGCTGGCGGGGCATCTGGATGGACAGCAACCCGATGGACGATGACCATTGGTATTTTAAATTGAGCGAAGGCAAGGAAGCACCAGGCGGAAAATTTGCCTGGAAGTTCTTCAGACAACAAGGCGGCGTATTGGAAGTGCCGGAAAGCGATCTACCCGCGGAGCCGGAGTTCAACGGGTTCACCAAGTCTGCGGGTCGATGGTGGATGACAAACCCAGTTGCCGAGAACTTGCCCAACTTGCCAGCCGGTTACTATGACCAACTCGTAGGCGGCAAGAACCTGGATTGGATTCGCTGTTACGCCAAGGGCGAATATACTTTTGTCCAGGAAGGTCGGCCCATCACGCCGGAGTATGACGATGAATCAATGTCAGTGGACGGGTTGCAGTTTGATCCGAGCTTGCCATTGCAGATCGGTCTGGACTTTGGCTTGACACCGGCGGCTGTATTCGGACAGAAACACCCCAGCGGCCAATGGCGTGTCCTCCATGAGCTTGTCACCTTCGACATGGGTCTTGAGCGTTTTGGCAACCAGTTGAAATCAGAAATTGAAGTTATGTTTCCCAAGGCTGATGTTATTGTCTGGGGCGATCCAGCCGGTATGCAGAGGGATCAGATATTCGAGGTCACGGCCTTCGATCACTTGAAGACACTCGGCTTGCTGGCCAGACCGGCGGCGACCAACGATTGGAAGACCAGGCGTGAGGCGATGGCCGCACCCATGATCCGCTATTTTGATAAACGCCCTGGCCTCGTTATTGACAAAAAGTGCCAGCGTACCCGCAAAGCCCTGGCCGGTGGCTATTACTTCAGCCGTGTATCTATGGGCTCCGGTCAGGAACGCTTTCGAGATGTGCCAAACAAAAACGAACACTCCCACGTTGGTGACGCTTACGGCTATCTCGTCCTCCAGGGCGAACATAAACGCATGACCAAGCGGCCAATGAACTTTGCCCAGCCGCCAATTGCCAAGTCGGACTTTGATGTCTTTGCTTGAGGACATTAACGCGTTAAATGATGCGGCCAGATTGCAAGCAGACTACAAGCTGATCGACTTTGAGCCAGCACTGGTGCCCATGCTCAAGCCCAGAGGTACGGACGCTACATTCTTCAAGCATATACCTGACTTCTCCGGCATCCTGTCAGGCTATGCCACTATGGGACCAGCCTATATGGCTTGCTACAAAGGCCAGGTCATCTGCATATTTGGCTGTATTCCACTTTGGCAGGGTGTCGGTGAATGCTGGCTGATTACAGATGAGACTCTGCCCAGCCATGCACGGCCCTTTCATCGAGTAACGAAGCTGATACTTGACAGATTTCTGTCAGAGTTAAACCTTGTTCGCCTTCAGATCACCGTACATTCCGATAATTTTCTGGCTCTCAAATGGGCAAAGGTTCTCTATTTTAAAGAGGAGGGGTTGTTAAAACGATACGGCCCTGACGGAAAAGATTTTTATATACTGGCAAGGATTTAATGATGGGTGCTATTTTCTCAAAGCCGACTCCTCCTCCCGCCCCGCCTGGTCCCGACCCAGAAATGGTCAAAGCCCAGCAAGAACAGGAAGCAAGGCTCGAAGCACGGGAGGCACAGAGCCAGCGTGAAATATCTGCACGAAAACGGGCACGGCGTACCGGCGGTCGCAGAGCGTTACTTTCACAACGTGACAATCCTTTCCTTGGTGTACCCTCACAGACAACACTCGGCCCCGCTGGTTACTCTCGCTCTAGTGCGGGAAGTACCAGCTAATGAGACTGTCAGCCGAACACGTTAATAAGCGATATCACACCGCCTGGACCCGCAAAGAGAACTGGCGAACTCTCTATGAGCAGTGCTATCAGTATGCTTTGCCCCAGAGAAATCTTTATGATGGTTACTGGGAAGGCGGCATACCAGGCAGAGTAAAAAACCTACAGGTGTTTGACAGCACTGCGGTCCACGGCGTTCAGCGTTTTGCCAACCGTATCCAGGCTGGGCTGTTCCCGCCTGATAAAGAATGGATGGTCTTACAGCCTGGCACTGAAATACCAGAGGAAGCACAAGACGAAGTTCGTGAAGGCTTGCAGAACTATACGGACAAGTTCTTCAGCATTATTAAGCAGACATCATTTGACCTGGCTATGGGCGAGTTCTTGCTTGACCTGTCTATCGGCACTGGTGTCATGCTGATCCAGCCAGGTGATGACCTGGAGCCTATCCGCTTCCAGGCAATTCCACAGGCTCTGGTCGCACTCGAAGAAGGCCCCCAGGGCACAGTCGAAAATGTATTTCGCAAAATGCGGGTGGCCGCTGAGAACATTCAGCAAATCTGGAACGATGCCGAGTTGCCGGACACATTGCAAAGGCTAATTGAAGACAAGCCACAGGAAATGGTGACCCTGACCGAAAGCACAATTCTCGATGTCAACGAGGGCGGTTACGGATATTACGTTTGCTATAAAACTGAAAACGAAGACGACATGATCTTGGTCTATCGCAAGTTGAAATTGTCACCCTGGGTCGTGTCCAGGTACAGCAAAGTATCCGGTGAGATTATGGGCCGTGGTCCGATTACACAATGCCTGGGCGATATCTTGACATTGAATAAGGCGGTCGAGTTGCTTTTGAAGAACGCCAGCTTGAATATCTCAGGCATATTCACGGCAGTTGATGACGGTGTTCTGAACCCGCAATCAATTCGTATAGTTCCAGGTGCCGTCATACCGGTCGCATCCAATGGCGGTGCCCGTGGACCCAGCCTTCAGCCTTTGCCCAGGGCTAGTGATATCCAACTGACCCAGATTGTTTTGCAAGACTTACGCATGGCTATTAAGCAGACGTTGATGGATGACAGTCTGCCATCTGATGCCATGTCGGCACGATCTGCCACAGAGATTGTCGAGCGAATGAAGTTGCTGTCCGTCAATATGGGGTCAGCCTTTGGTCGATTAATCCGAGAGTGCATGATCCCACTGGTTAGACGGTCTATGCAGATTATGGACGAGCGGGGTCTGATTAATTTACCGCTACGCATTAACGGCCTGGAGGTAAAGATCACGCCCGTGTCGCCACTGGCCAAAGCACAAAACCTTGATGACATACAGGACGTTATGCAATGGGCACAAATCTCAACACAGATGGGGCCGGTTGCCGCCGCCACGGTCAAGCAAGATGCTATCGCTGACTATGTGGCCAATAAACTTGGAGTCCCAAACAGCTTACGAACTTCGGATGAAGAACGCCAGGAGCTTGAACAGCAAATCGGGCAGATGTTGCAACAGCAACAGCAACAAGGGATGCCACCAGAAGAAATGCCGCCGCAATGAAGAGTGCGGCATGGACTCGCAAGGCGGGGCAGAACCCAAAGGGTGGATTAAATGCTAAAGGCCGAGCCAGCTACAAGGCACAGACCGGCGGTACACTCAAAGCACCGGTCAAAAAGTCAGCGAAGACACCCCAGCAAAAAAGAAGAAAGGGTTCCTTCCTGGTACGCATGGGATCAACAAACGGGCCACTGATGAAGAACGGCAAAAAGACACGACTGAAATTATCACTAGAGGCATGGGGTCACCGTGGTGACAAAGCCTCGGCGGTCAGCAAAGGCCGAAATCTTTTAAAATCTTACAAACTTAGCAAGGAGAAATAAAATGCCAAAAGGAATGGGATACGGAAGCAGTTCTAAAAAAAAGCCAGTTAAGGTGACAAAAAAAGCACCAATGAAAATGATGAAGAAAAAGGGCAAGAAGTAATGGCAAAACGTCCAGGCTTATACGCCAATCTTAATGCCAGGCGTAAGGCCGGTAAGTCGCGGCCTAAAAGTAAAAGTACAATTTCACCCAAGGCATACGCCAACATGAAGGCTGGATTTCCTAAAAAGAAAACCAAGAAAAAATAATGGCCGATATTATTGATATGTCACACCCAGGCTGGGAAGGCGTAAACGCCGAGAGCCCGTTGCCACCGGACGAGACACAGAGATTTCAGATTGAACTTGACCGGTGTATTGCCCGTATATCTCAAAGTGATGACGGACAAAAGCTCATGGATTGGTTATGCGGAGCGTTTCTCCATCAGCCTACATGGGCACCTGGCTACACCACCGACTATGGTTTTTTTCGTGAAGGCCAGAACACTTTAATCAGAGAAATTTTATTAAGAGCGGAGAGAGCGACAGATGGCTGAAGCACAAGCACAAGTTGAAGAGCAAACAGAACCAACCGGTCTTTTGGATAATGCAAAGGTCGAAGAAGAGGTAGAAGAGGTCGAAGAGGAACTTGACCACATTGATAAGAATGCCAGCGGTGAGCGACCCGATTGGTTGCCAGATCGGTTCTGGGATGAGGATAAAGGGGCTGACTATGAGGGCCTAGCAAAGAGCCAACAGGAACTTTATAAAAAGTTACGCGGTGGAAAGCACGATGCTCCCGAAGATGGCAATTACGATCTCAAGTTTGCAAGTGACAAAATAGCTGAAGACGATGAGTTGATGACCAAATTTAAAACGATGGCATCGGATCGGGGTCTTACTCAGGATGACTTTGAAAGCATTGTCGGCCTGGTACTGGATACAATGCCGGAAGAACAGGAAGGTCCAGAGGAAAAGTTTGACATGGATGCAGAGATGTCCAAGCTAGGGCCAAACGCCGAGGCGATCACTAATGGCCTGGTCAAGTGGGCTGAAGGTCTGGTCCGTCAAGGTGCCTGGACAGGTGAAGATTTTGAAGAGTTCAAGGTCTTTGGTGGAACGGCAAATGGTATCCGTGCCCTTAACCGGCTTCGCAATTACTACGGGGAGAAAGATATCCCTGTGCAGACAACACCGGACAGCGAAGCTCTGCCGACAGAGGGCGAGTTGCGTGAGATGGTGGCTGACCCTAGGTATAACACGGATACCGCTTATCGAAATAAAGTGTCGAAAGCCTTTGCCGCTGTCTATCCAGAGTAGTGTCAAAACGCTATATGATGTGTTAAGTTACTTGACAATACACAGGTTTTGTGTCTAAAAACAAATAGACCCTACCCTCGTTAGAGGCCGGTCGGTTTTATAACAGCCGACTAAGATTTAGTCCTACCTGTTGAGCGATTAAATTTTAACTTTAACGAGGATTGTAAAATGGCAAATAGCCTATCACAACAATTCGTGAAGCAGTTCGAGGCCGAGGTACATCACATTTACCAGAGCGAGAGAAAACTTGCTGGCACGATCAGGACTCGTACTGGGGTAAACTCCAGCACTGTCCAATTCCCTAAATTGGCATCTGCACAAGCTCAAGTGGTTGTTCCACAGAGCCAAGTGTCTGCCTTAAATGTAACGCATAGCAACGTGACTGCTACTTTGACCGACTATGCCGCACCGGAGTACACATCCATGTTTGACCAGGCAAAGGTCAACTTTGATGAGCGTTCCGAGCTAACGCAAACTCTCGGCAAAGCTATCGGTCGCAGAGCAGACCAGATTGTTCTGGATGCACTAGCCGCATCAAGCACCTCACTCACAGTGGCCAACAGCATTGGTGGATCAACTACTAATATTAATGTTGCTAAAGTGCTAGAGGCCGCTCGATTGATGAATGGCAAAAGCGTACCAAGCACTGACCGATATATGGCGATTAGTGCAGACGGACTCTCCGCTCTTTTGAGTGAAGAGAAAGCCGCTAGTCAGGACTACACTGTTCACAAAGCAATGACAGATGGACGCATTGACAGCTTCCTTGGGTTCAAGATCATCATGATTGGTGACATGGACGAAGGTGGCCTGGCAATTGATGGCAGTTCTGACAGAACTTGCTTTGCCTGGCATAAAGATTCAGTTGGTTATGCTGAAGGTATCTCTCCAAAAACGGAAATTAATTACGTTCCAGAGAGAATGTCCTGGTTGACAAACTGTGTCCTTTCCGCTGGTGCCATAGCTATTGATGCAACCGGCATTGTTTCAATCACAGCCAGAGAATAATAGGAGATAGAACATGGCTTATTCTAAAGACGGCCTTAACCTCATCGGAGGTGGTGGCAAAGCCGGATCTGCTCCACAGGTCTGGACTTACACAAGTGCTGATGCAATTGCTACGGTGAATACCGCTGGTTATTTTAACAACGCATCTACACTTTTAAACGTGCGGGATATTATGTTCATCGTGGACAGCAATACCCCCACACTTCACATCGTGAGTGTTCTAAGTAACAGTTCGGCCGTTGTCGATATTTCGGACGGGACCGCCGTAGCTGAGACAGATTCCGACTAGGAGTGATTAAGTGCCGGTGGGCAGGTTTTTAAACTCCCCCTTCCCACCGGCAACTAATTTGGAGATAGACAAGTGGCGGTCAATGACACAGACGTAACGATATGCAGTCACGCACTAACTCTCCTCGGTGAAAATACCATTTCCAGTTTTAGTGACGGTACTGTCCAGGCAAATGTATGCTCTGAACTTTACCCAGATATCAGGGATATGTGCATCACAATGTACCCCTGGTCATTTAGTTTGGTAAAATCTGACCTGGCAAGATCAACGACAACGCCGGTCAATGAATGGACATACGCTTATCCTTTGCCTTCAGATGCAATTACAAAAATTCCACGGGCGGTGTTTAATTCTTCTGCCGTTGGTGCCAGCCCTATTACAAGCGGTTGGGAAATATACGAAGGCGAAGTTTTAACAGACAACACAAGCATCACAATTGATTATCAGAAGCGGCCCCTGGAGGCAGAGATGCCATCCTATTTTATCCAGCTATTAAAATACGCCGTTGCAATGCACATTGCCGAGCCGGTCACTGACCAGGTTACCAAGTCGCAGAACTTTGAGCGGCTGGCCTTTGGCAATCCGGTTGAGGGTGGCCGTGGTGGATATTTCCGTCAGGCCGCCAGTATCGATGGCATGGGCAGTGGCACAACATTTATCGGCGACTACCCGCTTATCGACTCACGCATGACTTTGAGTTGACCAATGCCTAGAGTAATTAAAGTACAAACCAATTTCAGTGTAGGCGAGATTAACCCAGAACTGCGAGGTCGTATTGATCTACAGCAATATGAAAGCGCACTAGAACGTGCCCGTAATGTTGTGTGTAAACCTCATGGGTCAGTAGAACGCCGCCCAGGTTTAAAATATTTATACACAGTGCCCACCGCCGCCGCTCCACAATCTGGGGTGCGATTGGTGCCATTTACTTTTAGCACTACTCAAACCTATATGCTTTTGTTTAGCGGCACTCGCATGATGGTCTTTAAAGACGGCACACAGGTTACAGCTATAAATGGCAGTGGCGATGATTTTCTAGATGTCTCCAGTTCAGTCAGTGGTGTTACGGATGGGTTGACTTCTGCACGTTTGGCAAATCTCTGGTACACGCAATCAGCCGACACCTTACTCTTATTTGAAGAGTCCATGACACCGGTCAAGGTTGTTCGAGGGGCTACGGATGCCACCTGGACAATCAGCGATATTACCTTCGATTACACGCCAAAGTATCCGTTTATTTTGACAGAGACTAGCCCAGCTACAACTCTGACACCTAGTGCAGTTACCGGCAACATCCAGCTAACCGCCGGAGCGGCAACCTGGCACAGTGGTCGATCTAATACAGCCCAGGCCGGTGGATCAAATACGATTACTTTAGACAGCGGTGCCAGTTCAACTGATGATATCTTCAACGGGTCTGTTATAAGAACCACCGGTGGTACCGGCTCTGGTCAGACCAGAGCTATTTCTGATTACAATGGCACATCCAAAGTGGCGACTGTGTCAACTAATTGGACAACAAACCCATCTTCGGATACGACATTTGTTATTGACGGCCATGTGGGCCAGTATGTTGAAAACAGCGAAAACTTTGGTCGAGCAAGAATTACGGCGGTGGACTCTGCAACAGTTGTCAGAGCTACGACTGATGTACCGTTCCACAATACGGACGCCATATCTTCTGGTAGCTGGGTCTTAGAGGCTGGCTATGAACACGCCTGGTCGTCCACACGGCAATGGCCCAGGACGGCCACCTTCCATGAGGGCCGTTTAATCATTGGCGGTTCGTATTCATTGCCATCAACCATCTGGGGTTCACGGGTTGGCGACTTCTTTGACTTTGACCCTGGGCAGTCGCTGGACGATGAGGGAATGTCAGCAAGTATCGATACCAACCAATTAAATGCTTGCGTGGGTGTATTTTCTGGCAGGGACTTGCAGATATTTACAACCGGCACAGAGTTTATCTGTCCTCAGAACGATGGTTCTCCCCTGACACCTACCAGCTTTATATTCAAGCCCATGACAACCCGTGGATCGAAACAGGGCACTCATCCGGTATCGACCGAGGGTGGCACGTTATATCTGCAACGTGGCGGCAAAGCTATTCGAGAGTTTCTGTTTTCAGATGTTGAGGGTTCATATGTGTCCAATGACATCTCCATGCTTTCATCACACTTATTGCAGACACCTACACGAATGACTATGCGGCGTGGCACTAACGTGGACGAGGGCGACCTGATGCTAATCACCAACAGCGGTGACGGATCGATTGCGGCCTTTAGTATCCTCAGATCACAGAACGTCATTGCTCCCAGCTTGTTTACAACTGACGGCCAGTTTCAGGACTGCCAGGTCGAGGATGCAGATGCACCGGTCATTTATAGTGTGATTAAACGAACATTGCCTGACGAAAGCACTTGCACAATAATCGTGTCGGATTACGCAAATATCGCCGTGGGCTCCACGATTGTTTTGAAGACATCTTCTGGCACATCAGTCACCTTCACCAGTGCGGGTTCGGCTGGCACTAGCCAATGGCAAAGCACAAGCAGCAACAACCAAACAGCTACAAACTTAGCCGCCGCCATCAATGGCCATGCATCATTTTCTGCAAGTGCATCTACGGCCACCGTTACCGTAACCCGTGCGGCTATTGGTAGAGAAAACCTGACTGTCACAAGCTCTGATACCACACGCCTGGCTGTCACTGATTTTGTAAATACCGAGGTGTATTATGTGGAGTCATTTAGCAATGATCACACGACAGATTGCAGTATTCAATATACGGCAACGGCGGGTAACTTGCCTGGATCAACGACTGTCAGTTCATTGAACTTCCTGGAAGACCAGACCGTCAAAGTCATTGCCGATGATAATATGCTGGCTGATGAGCTAGTTGCATCCAACCAAGTTACGACAGATCGTGTAGCAACGACTTATATGGAAATTGGTTTGGAGTACCCCAGCTTTAATGACACGCTTTCCGGCACAACAAAAACGACTCCGCTGGTTCGCACAATGCCAGTGGAAACTCGGTTGCCGTCAGGACCAGTGACCGGCAATAAAAAGCGGATCGTCAAAGCCAATCTTATTCTGGACAATACGCAGAACATTAAAATTAACGGATCAGAGGTTCCTATGCGGAAACTAGGTGCAGACTTCTTAGATCAAGGCATTACCAAGTTCACCGGCACCAAACAGGTCGGCCCGTTCCTGGGTTATGACCTCAAGGGTCAAATTGAAATAACACAGAGTCAACCAATGTTTATGACACTATTAAATCTCGATTATCGAGTCAGCGTGGCGACAGACTAATGTCAGGTGTAGGATTAGCATTAGCCGCCGCATCAGCCTTCATGCAATACCGCCAGGGGCAAGCCCAGGCGGCTATACTTGAAGGTCAGGCACGAAGCCTAGAGGTACAAGCTCAATACACACGCTTTAATGCCAAAGGCGAATCGCTTAAATACAAGAAGCAAGCCGCCGACCAGCTTGAAGGTACTCTGGTTCGCCTGGCACAGATCAATGCCGCCGCTGGTGCCGGACATATGGACCCATTCTCAGGCAATCCGTTTGGGCTCAAAATCAGGGCGTTGGATGTTGGCGGGACAAACTTTGCTATGGCTGGTTTGAATGAAACGATTACACGGCTGACCGGCGAGTCCCAGGCTCAGATGCAATTGTACCAAGCTAGTCGAGCCAGAGCGGCAAGTAAGACGGCTCGATCTAGTGGCATGATGGGAGCAATGATGACCCTGGCTGGTGGTGCATTTAATTATTATCAGACGAGTATACCAGGCAGTACAACCACCCTCACGCCTACAGCGGCCCCGTTGCCAACTAGCAGTTTTGGTGCCAGCGGTTCTGGATCATACTTTGGTTTTAATCAAGGCGGTTATTCTATTGGCAATAGTCAGGTGATAATTTAATGGCTGAATTTTTTAATCGTGCAAATTTGTTACAGGGCTCTGTCTCACCGATAGCTGGTGGCAATGTCTCCGTGCCAATGGACGATCCCAATAACAAACTATTAGCACAAGGCTTCGGCAGTCTGGCCAGCCGTCTAAATCAGTTTAGTTCTACAGCGTTTAATGTTGCCGGTGAAAGGGCCAAGGCCGCTGGTGCGGCATACGGAGCTAGAAATGCACCTACAATTGAGCAAGTAGAACTGGCAGAAAAAGCTGGGGATGTAATTGACTTGCCTGGCGATGCATCATCTTTAAGGATTTATGACCAAGCGGCGTATGCTTCGAGCTTGTCAGTATTAGAGGACAGTGTTGAAGTTTCCGCACGAAGGGCATTAAGTGATTCATTTGCCAATGCGGCGGCAAATCCAAACATGAACCCTAACGATTTTACGGCAGAACTAGACACAATTGTAAAAGAATACTCAGACACTTTGTCATCTGTATCGCCTAGCTCTGGAGCTAAAGTAAACGCCAGCTTATCAATTTTAGCTAATTCTCAAGTCGTACAATTTTCACGCGAATTTATGGCAAAAGAAATAAAGCGAAATAAAGATGATGCAATACAAAATGCTGGTGAGTTTACCGAGACACATCGTCAAATAATTTTATCACATGATAGCAATGCCGAGGTTACTGTTTTAGATAAAATAAAATTGGGCGAGACAAAAATTAGAAACATTTTAGAGAAACAAAATGTACGAGAAAGCCAAATTAAGACGGCAGTAAAAAATTATCGCAAAACAATATCTAAAGCTAAAGTTGATGCAATACTTGGATGGACGCTAACCAGTGAATTTTCTACTCGTCCAAACCAGGCTATCTTTGAAGTTACAAAATATGCCGATAAAAAGAAAAAACAAAAGTCCTCACTGCCTCAATATGCAAGAGATATTTGGGACACAATGGACAACAGCGAAAGATTAATGGTCATTGGCAGTTTACAAAAACAAGCCAATCAATTTAACAATGCGAGGCGTAATCAGGATTTAATTAAAGAAAATGAAAATGCTGAATTGCTTACAAATGCACAAAGTGATTTTTCTGTAGCACAAAGCGAAAATAACCGTCCTAAAATGTTAGAAGCTATAAAGGACATAGAGAGTATTGATCCAGATGAAGGGTCAAAGTACAGAAAAATATATGCAAAAGACTCTGGTGTAATTGCAGATTCAGAACCCGCTCTTGAAAGGCTTAATCAATTACTTTCAGTTAGTTCATTAACATATTCTGAAATTGCTAATGCAAACGTGTCATCTGGCACAAAAGCAAATTATTACGAAAAAATGGCCACCCAAAGAGATAGGCTTGTTGACCAAGGAAGAGCTAGAGCAAAAGATAAATTTCAGCCAAATTTAAGTTTGTCTCCAAAAAATTTAACAGGTGATGTCAGATTACAAAGATTAAAATTTGATCGGGTAATACTTAAATTAGTTAATAAAAAAGTTGCCTTTGAAAAAGATATAGCAAATAGAATTAAAAACGGCCAATCACTTCCATCAGAGCCGTTTGATTATGAGGGCGTTGTAGATGCCGCAATTGAAAATGTTGAAAAGGAAATTAATAAAGAAGAAAAATCCAGACTTCAAAAAATGGTAAATACGGCATTTGATAAATTGCCAGAAGGCTACTCTAAAGATGCAGATGGTTTTACTAAAGCTATAAATAGCAAAAACTTTGACTCTATGAAAACAAGAGAGTTTGAAAAAGCTAGAAGTTTTATTAAAAAAATATCGGAGCTAGATGATGGATGAGAGGTTCGATAATCTAGTCAGGCAACGCTTTGAAACCCGTGAAGTATTTCAGCCAAGCGATGTTCGTGGTTCGTCTACTGGTTACAATGTTGTGCCGCCACCGCCCCCTATGGAAGCAGAGGCTCCAGCCGCTCCAGAAGAAAACACGGTCATGGATGCTATTGGCGATGTTCTAAAAGGTGTTGGTAGTGGGGCAGTTACCGGCTTGCAAAAAGCGGGACAGGAAATTGGCGATACTTTGACGGGCGGTTTTTACAGTTCAACTGTAATGCCCTGGTTGCGAGAAAACGTCCCTGGCTTGTCAGAGGCTAACGAGGCACTTGCAGAGGCAACGCAACTGGAAGGCACAACCCAAGAAGTGTCAGCCATGATTGCAGAACCATTATCGCAGATTGTTGCCCCTGGTGCGTTAGCGGCTAGAACATTTAAGGCCGCTGGAATTGGCAGTCGATATTTGTCTGAAGCTCTAGGCTATGGTGCCGCTGAAGTTGCCGCCGTTGCACCAAAGGATCAGACATTGTTGGAGATGGGTATCCAGCTTATCGATGAATCGTCTGATATTCGAGCAATGTTAGATGCTGGCTTGGGAGCCCAGGAGGACGAAAATGCTTTCATGGAGCGGCTTAAAAATGCTCCCCGCCGGTTCCTTGAAGGTGGCCCTTTGGGGTTAGTTGCTGAACGTGCCATCGAAGGTATTGGTATGGCTTATCGAGCAATTAGGAATAGCCCCAAGTATCAGGAGAGCGTTCAGCGTTTTAAGGATGGCAAGTCGCCTATGCCAGTGGGTTTAAGCATTGAGGATGTTTCTGCCACGCCAGAAGTATCAAGAGGAATTGGCACAACTGAAATTAGGTCTGAAGGCGGTATTTTATTTTCAGAAGAAATTGGTAAAAATAATGTGCGTTTACATACAAAAAGAATTGAAGAAATTGAGACAAAAGGCAAAGTGTATCCAGGTCAACCAAAGAACCAAAGAACAGTTATTAAGGCACCGGCTGGGTCTGGCTTGCCTGATCTAACTGTTGGCGATATTAGGCCAGAGGATTGGCAGTCACGCATTGAAGCTACAATGTCGCAAGATGAAATTATAAAAACATCACAATGGTACAAAAAAGTTTTTGGAGAATTTCAAAAGCAAGCTGATGGCGACCCCGAAGAAATTGCACGACTTACTGATGCTTGGTTTGCTGGGCAACAAAACTCTAGCCCAAGCCAGACGCTAAATGATGTATTGTTTGTTTATGAGCAAGTAAAAGCTGGTGTGCCAAAAAACCAGATAAAAGGCAAAGGTCTTCCGTCAGCAAATAAAATTGTTATTGATATTCTAACACAGTCAAAAATTACTGGCGGTGCTGGGCAAAAAATATCTGATTTTATTGACAGCGGTTATGGCAAAAATGTTCGCTCATTAATGAACAATGATCCGGCTGGCGGTGCCCCATTTGTTGTAGATGTTCACACGGCAAGAGACATGGGGCTTGTTGATGAAACATATATAAACCACATGAAGGGACTTGGTTATGATGTGCCAGATAGCATTGTCATTGATTTTGGAGGTGGCGGCATAAAAGGTGCAATGTACGAAAATAGAGCAATGTTTGGTGCAGAGTTAACAGATCATCTTAATTCAATTAATTGGATGGGCAAATCTGATTGGGAACCGGCTGAAGTCCAAGCTATTGGGTGGATGCAATTGTCTGAAATGTATGGCACACCAAATACTGGCGGTGATGTTGTCGATGCTTTTGCAAGAAACACACGCAGAATTTCAATGGAAGTTGACCCTGGTGCTGGTTCACCGTGGGCAACAAAGTTTGGTGATGATTACGCAAATCTAGATGAGGCATCTAAAATAAGTATAAATGACGAAGTTACTGCAAAAGCCATTGATGTTGTAGGAAAAAGAAATGGTGTCAGCCTTGGCAATGTTGTGCATGGCACGGGTGGTTGGGAATTATTTCAGAACCCTTCAACAGTACAACAAGCTATAGCATCAAAAGATACGGCAATTAAAATTGCGGCTGAATTGGGGTATTTGCTTAATCAAACAGAAGTTTGGGTTAATGCACCAAAAACAATAACAGCTAACCCTAAGAACTTTGCCGTAGATATTATAGCAGAGGGCAACAATGATTTACGGGATTCAGAACGACTAAAAGAATTGTTCAATGCAATTTCTGAAGCTGAACCAAATGAATTATTTAGAGGGTATCAGCCAATTATTATTGATGGAAAAGCTGGTATCAAAATAATCATTGATTATGATGCTATAAAAAATAGTCCATTAACTGTTAAACAGGCTCAAGAATATATATTGAATTTTGCAAACAAAGAATTATCTGATATAACAGATAGGTTAGGTTTTGATGCCCAAGTAGACATTATGGAAGCAGACCTAACAAAGTTGCGAAACGATTGGACAAAGGATCAAAGCGGTGGCAATTACAAAAGTTACTTTAGTGGACAAGCCAGAAAAGATGAGAGATCAGAGGCAGAGTTACTCGATCCTGACAGGAGCGAACTTGAAAACCTCTTCTCAAGACTCATCAATGAAGCCAAGCAAAAAAAAGGCAACGGCAAAAAAATAAACTTAGAGGCCACCCCGCCTCCAGTTGAAGGAGGTGGTTAATGGCAACTGATCCAAATTTAATTATTGAAGACCCACAGCAAGAGATGCCGCTGGAAGCTCCTCAATTAGTCTTGCCAGAAGTAGCACAGCCCGAACCAGAAGAGACTGACGTAGCAATGTTGTCGTCTGTTGGTCGTATGGGTAAGGCATTGAAGGAAGCGGCAGATGAAGTTCCTGTGCCACCTAAACAGGATGTGCCCCCCGCTGAATTAATTGAAGGGCAAATTGTTATCAATCCAATTGATCCGTCTAAAGCTGACGAATTTAGAAAAATATTAGACGTTGGCCCTGACACTGAAATAAAAATTCCTATGCCAAATTTAAGGCAAATGAATCTTGAAGACAGTCAAAAACAATATGTAGAAACATTGCACCGTTTATGGAAAGAAGATATTTCCGTAGCAAGACGGCACACCCGAACAATGGATCAAATTGTTAAAGATGCTCAATCTATTGGATGGGATGAAGCGGCTATACAGTTATTGAAAAGAAAAAAAGGTGAAGCCTTCAACGATGTAGAAATGGCACGGGCGATATGGGTGCGACTAAATGCAATGAACCATCTTGATGACATCATGGGAGATATTGCTTCTGGTGGCGGTAAATATGATGACGCTGATTTATTGCAATTCTTGCCACTCGCTGGATCAATTGAAATACAAACATCTGGAGCGATCACAGAGGGTGGCCGTGCTATGGCTGTATTAGCACACTCTGGAAAAATTGGTGCATTAGATACAAGTAGACTTTCAAGTGTTCCAGAAATGCTGGCACGATATGGAACTGATAAAGAAGGGCTGGATAACTTTAAGGCTGCTTATTTATCTTTGCCGACACAAGCTCACAAGGCTCGTTACATGAGAACTATTTGGCAAAAAGGGTTAGACGTTTTTGCAGAAGCATTTGTCAATTCGTTATTATCATCACCCGTAACTCATGCAGTGAATATTGTAGGCAATACGGTGTTCGGAGCTATGCAAGTTCCAGAGAGAGCATTAGCTGGGGTGATAGGAAGTTTAAGAACAACAGCTCAAAAAGGTTTAACTAATTTAAAAGCTAAAAACCTTGTTAGTAAATTAAGCAAAAAAACTGATTTGACTAAACAAGAAAAAAGTCAACTAACATCAGCAAAAAGATTTTTATCTAAAGAAGGTATGGGTACAAAAATTCCTGTGAATATTTTTACAGGCTTGGGCGGCACCGAACGAGTGCAGATGACTGAAGCATGGAGTATGTTGCAGTCACTTGGGCGAGGGCTAGAGATTGGAAGCAAGGCGGCTTATAAAGCGGCAATGAAGGAAGAAGGCTCATTCGGTAGAGGTGCTTCTAAAATAGACAACCGTGTAGATAAAGCTATATCCAGCGAATATCTTAATATTGAGAACAACGGATTTGCAAAGGCTATTGATGCATATGGAATGACAGTTCGGGCTTTAGGCTCTCGGATGTTGTTAATGGAGGATGAGTTTGCCAAAGGCGTTCTATATCGCATGGAGTTGGAAGCACTTGCAAATCGCCGCATGACTGAATTGATTAATAACGGTATGTCACAGGATGACGCAGTTTTAGAAGGTGCCCGTATATTAGCTGGGCACGATGCAACGATTGTTAAAGGTGCCGAAGATTTTGCAGTACGAACAACCTTCCAGGGTGATCTAGGTAAAATTGCACGTTGGGCACAGGGCGGGTTCTCTCATCCCTTAATGAAAATATTTGTGCCGTTTTTTAAGACCCCAATGAATATTGTGTCTGAAACATTAGAGCGTACTCCGGTAGCCGGTATGACCCCAGCTTTTTGGAGAGACATGAGAGCCGGTGGAGCAAGTGCAGATATTGCCATGTCTAAATTTATTCTTGGTTCTAGTGCTTTTGCATTAACAGCTATGTACGCTACTGGTGAGGTAATGCCAGACTTTAAGATTACAGGCATGGGGCCGAAAGATGCTAACGCTCGAACAGCCTGGAAACGTAGTGGTTTAGAACCTTACTCGTTTGCCTTCAAAGGCAAAGATGGTAAATGGACTAGTGTTCAATACGGGCGGCTGGCTCCCATTGCCGGAATACTTGCAATGAGTTCTGATTATTCAGAGTTTTCTCAGTATGAGGATGATGAGGACACTCTAACAAAATTAACAATTGATGCCGGTGCTTCTTTGTATGAGCAGTTAAAACAATTACCAATGCTCCAAGGTGTATTTGAAATCGCTGAAGTTGCTGGCAGTGAATATGAAAGTGGGCACGACAAAGCGAGGCGTTTTGGTGAACTTATTACTGAGAAATTTGCGGGTGCCTTGATGACTGCTATGCCTGGGCCAACTGGGTCTTTAACAGCTACCATTGAACGTGGAATGAACCCAGGTGCATCTAATGTTGATCCAACAACAGAACAAACACAAAATGAATTTTACACAAGCCCAATGGCACGAGGTTGGTATAAGGCACTTAACCGAGCTAAGTCACGCAGCCCATTTTTTTCTGATGAAGTTCCAGAAAAATTAAATCTGTGGGGCCAAACTATGAAGCAATGCGAAAACGGCGGTTGGTGTTACATATCACCTATTCGAGTTATTGATTCTAAAGATAACATTGTAGACAAAGAAATGGTTAATCTTGGACTTGGATTAAGGATGCCAAGTAAAACACAACGTGGCATCAAGCTCACTAGTGATCAATACAATGAGATGATTTTAGATATGAACCTGCACGACTATGGTGATGGTCTGGATATGATTGGCGAGATGGAGCAATTAATTGATGAAACATATTACATTGAGTCTGATCCAGGTGAGCGATTAGAGTTTTTGCGTAATATTATGAACAATAGAAAAGAGGAAGTTCTTGATGTAATTTTTGCTGAAGGCACTGAACTAAAAGCAAAAGAAGATTACAGAAAAGATATGCTGAGTTTAGGAAGAAAACCTTTGCAATAATTTTTTTAACATTAGTGTCAAAAGGGTATATAACACGTTAAGAGGTATGACATGGCAATAACAGTAGAAGCAGTCCACAGAAAAGTACAATACACAAGCACCGGATCGGCGGGGCCGTACAGCTTTGCCTTTAAAGTCCTGGCGGCGACAGACATAAAAGTCAGCGTGGGCTCTACTGTCAAAACTGTAAGCACACATTACACAACAGCCTATGCCGCTGATGGCACAGGATCGGTCACATTTACCAGCGGGAATGAGCCAGCGTCTGATGCAGTGGTTACAATAGAAAGCGATCAGGCTATTGCCAGGACAACTGACTACACTACTGGCGGTGACTTCACTGCCGCGTCAATCAATGATGCCCTGGACAGACTGACAATTAACGACCAGCAAATTGAGACTGAATTATCACGCAATATTCAGCTTGCCTCCACGACTACCCGTACAACGTCAGGTAGTGGAACCAGCGGCCCATTGAACTGGCCTTATGATGCAACAGCTAGTAACAATGCCAGCAAGGTTATTGCCTATGACAGCGATGGCACGGCCTTGGAGCTTGGTCCAACGACCACACAGATTACGTCTGCTTCAACTAATGCGACTGCCGCCGCTAGTAGTGCGACAGCCGCCGCCTCATCAGCTACTGCCGCCGCATCTAGTGCTACAACAGCGGCATCAGATGTTGCATCAGTCGCATTTAAATATACCTGGTCAAATAGCACCAGTATGGCTGACCCTGGCACGGGAGCCCTCAGATATAATCACGCAACTACCAGTTCAGTATCTGCAATAGCAATTGATGACACTACGGCTGACAGCGGCAACCCAGATATCAATGCGTTTATAGCCACCTGGGACGACTCAACAAGCACGGTCAAGGGCCAGCTTCAGATCGTCAAATCTGGAACCCCAGCAACTTTTGCCATATTTAACATCACAGGGCTGACGGACAATTCTGGCTGGGCACAGATTGCAGTGAGCCATGTTTCAAGCAATGGGACTATTAGCAATTCAGACTCTGTTCGGATCAGCTTTAGTAGAACTGGTTTGAAAGGCGATACAGGAAGCACAGGTAGCACGGGAAGCACGGGAAGCACAGGTAGCACAGGTGCCACGGGCCCAGATGGTTTTGGTGGATTGCCTTATACCTTCAGCACAACCACAACTGATAGTGATCCAGGTGCTGGGAATATACGCCTTAATAATGGAACACTTGGTTCGGTAACAGCCGCTTATTTAGATGATACATCTTCCGCTTCTGGTAACCCAGACGTAAGTGCTTTTCTATTAACCTGGGATGACTCTACAAATACAAGTGATCGTGGTCAGGTTACTATTGTTAAAAAAGCCGCACAGCAAAATTTTGCTATATATAAAATTAGTGGGGCATCCACCGATGCAAGTGGTTATGTAAAACTAGCATTAACCCATGTTGATAGCTCTGGTAGTTTTTCAAATTCTGATGCCGTTTTAGTTCATTTTACTCGCTCTGGTAATGCGGGTAGTTTAGATGATCCAATGACCACACGAGGCGATATTATTGTTCGTAACAGTTCCAATGCAACGGCAAGATTAGCGGTTGGTTCAGCTAATACTGTATTAAAATCTGACGGGACAGATGTGAGCTATGGAACCATAGCAACAGCTAACATTGCGGATGATGCAGTAACTCTTGCTAAAATTACAAGTGGTACGGATGGCGAACTTATTACATGGGATGCCTCTGGCAATCCAGCGACTGTAAGTGCTGGAACATCTGGACACTTTTTAAAGTCACAGGGTGCAGGGAGTGTTCCTGTATTTGCCGCTGTGTCTGCTGGATTTACACATGCCACCCCACAAGCTGGATCAGGAACATCCCTGACGTTTGGCTCTATACCATCTGGAATTAGTTTTATAGTTGTTACCATGCACGACTTTAGTAGCTCTGGTGGAGATGAATGGATGGTTCAACTTGGAACGAGTTCGGGAATAGAGACATCAGATTATAGGTCTCAGCGCAGTGCAAACACAAATGGTTCATTGGGTTCGGACGGCACACCAAACAGTAACGAAAGCCAAGGTTTTGGCATAAATGTAGATGGAGCTGGCAATGCTTTTGGAGGGCAAATGATACTGTCACTACATCATCCAACAAACCACACTTGGACTTCAAGTAGTTCATTTAGAAGAGATGGTTTCGATCATTCGTGGGGTGCAGGTTCTAAGGATTTATCAGCAGAATTAACTCAAGTTCGCATAACCACTAAGGGTGGTTCAGAAACTTTTGACGCTGGCACAATCAACATCATGTATATGTAGGCAAAAAACATGGAAAAATTTATTGCAGTAGTCGGTCACGCTGACAACAAAATAACTAAATACCAAGACGGCACGGAGGAATTTTGCAACGCCCATGTTGCAACGCATGGCGGGTTCGTTTGTGCCAAGCCTGATGGCGGTATCAATTATTGGGTTGTTGACGCAGACAAGGAAACTTTAACTTACGACAAGAGTAAAGATGACAGTGACATAGCTAGTGCCAATGCTGTCGCTTACAAGTCTGCAAGGGCTGAAGTTTATCCAGATATTCGTGACTTTGCTGACGCTTACTATTGGGCGCAGAAGGGTGACAATAGCAAAATGACGGCGTATATATCAGCCTGTGAGAAGGTCAAGGCTGATTTGCCCAAGCCTGAGTAAATGATATGGTTGTTGCAGAATCACTAGCGATATTTGCACTAGCCAAGAAGACAGTTGAGCTAGTTTCATCTGCGGTGGACACGGCTGAGTCTGCAACAAGTTTATACAGCGGATTAGACAAACTATTCCACGTTAGAGATCAGATAGATCAGGCTGTAAAACAGAAACCTAAAAAACCTAAGTCGAAGCTCCGAGCTTTTTTCAATGCCACCACCCAGGAGGACGAGGAAGATGAGACTTCTGTCGGCTCGGTTGCGGCTATGGTGCTGGAAAAGAAAGCTCTGGATAGGAAGATATTAAATCTTGGAATCCGTATTGACAACAAATACGGCCAAGGAACTTGGGATGAGATTCTGGCTACCAGGGAACGGCTCATCGATGAGCGTAAAGAGCAAGCTGTGCTGGCTAAGAAAAGAGCAAAAGAAAAAGAGCTAGAAGAAAAAGAATTTTGGGATCGAGTTGTCGGTTACTTAATCGAAGGACTAAAATTTATATTCGTAATAGCGGCGGCCTGGGGGATCGGCTGGATCATATGGATTAACCGTTGCCAGGGAGACTGCTAACATGAATTTCTCCGTAGGGATATACAATATTAACGTCAGAGATTGTGTGCGAGGAGGCGACACCTGGGATGAGGAAACTTCCAATATCTCGGCTGACTTCGAGGAAGTTCTGTATTTTGAGTATCCAAACTTAGCATCTGTGGAACAGGCCGAGCGGGTTGCCGAGGCACAATTCCCCAAGAGCAAAGGGTTCCGCATTGATTTCATAAAGTCGTTTTGAGGATTAGGACATGGTGAAAAAAGATATGAGTTTACAGGCACACGAAAAAGTTTGCGAGGAGCGTAGCAAAAATATTCAGCTTCAATTTGCGGGTGTCAATGCACGGCTCAAACGGCTGGAGCTTATCATTATGACCACAACCAGTGCGATTATCATGTTGCTAGTCGGCCTGGTCATAAAGGGTTTGTAATGCCAGAAATTGAATTGCCAAGTGGTTGGGTTGCCTGGGTCGGTTTCATTATTACTGTGACCGTTGGCCTGGCAATACGAGATTGGGCGGCTGATCTCATTGCCGCATATAAATGGAAAGTTACGCCAGGCTTTGAGCCTATGGAGACTTGTATCCTAGACGGTGAGAAGGTTGTCATAATCCATATCGGATTGCGGGAAACAATCTTTGAACGCAATGGAAAGTTCGGTCGCACCTGGCAATACATTCCAAGCTCAAAGATTAGCAACCATGAACTGCGTAGAGTAGTCGGCGATGACCGGATGCTCGACAACAAGATCAACGGTGAAGCAAAATGAGCCCGACAAAAGTCACCATGATTTTAATTATTTTGAGTGCCCCGCTTATTCTGTTTCTGTTGTCAGGGTGTCAGACCACACCCACACAACCCGCCCAAGTAACGCCAACCATCATTGCCCAGCCAGTGTTACGGTGTGCCCCAGTGGACGATGTAATTAAATTTCTACGCAACAAGTTTAACGAATCACCAATCTACTCAGGCGTGTATGAAAATAAAATAATACTCACAATTTTTTTAAATAAAGAAACGAAGTCCTTCACTGTTACGCATACTGCAAGTGCAATAACGTGCCTTGTGTCGAGCGGAAATAATTTTAAAGAGCTTGTTTGGGACGAAAAAAGTAAAAGTGTAAAGTTATGAAAAATTATGAAGACGCCTATCACAAGTATGTATTTGGCGTAGGCGTAAGCCCAAAGCATCCAACAGAAGAAGGGTTTAAAGAGTTTGTCATGCAAAAGAAAAAAGAGAAACAAGTCGTAAGAAATTATCTTAGAAAATTATTTATTGTAAAAAAAATTCACCATTGGATTGCAAAGGCAGATAGCTATTTGTGGTCGTTTATTTGGGGACGATAGGAGAATAAAAAATGATTGCCGCATTACTGCCCGTGCTAGGGCCAATTGTCAAAGATGTCGTAGGCCGTGTCTTGCCAGCCGATAAGAACGCCGCACAAAAACTTGAGAGCGAATTGAATATGGCAATGATGTCTAACTCTGCCGCTATAGAACAAGCGGCGGCATCTGTCGTTATTGCAGAGGCAAAGAGTGAGCATAAAATTACAGCAACCTGGCGTCCCATATTGATGCTTGTGATTACAGCAATTGTAGGTTGGAACTATTTGTTTGCACCGTTGATCGAATTGATTGTTCAGCTAACGACTAACAATCAGATACCCTTGACGATTGAACTGCCAGAAGAACTCTGGACACTGCTAACTGTTGGTGTTGGCGGTTACATTGTAGGCAGGTCAGGCGAGAAGGTTGCAGGTAAACTAAAGAAATGAATAAGGATCAACTTATCACCGAGCTTGTTGCTGACGAAGGAGAGGTGTTGGCAGTTTACCTATGTAGTGCTGGGCATGAAACGTGTGGGGTTGGACACATGATCACTAAAGCTGACCCCGAATACGGATGGCCCTTGGATGCTCCGATAACAAAGGAACGGAGCGATGAGCTATTGGGCGAAGACTTAAAGATTGTACTTGCAGACTGTGCCTGGGTGTTTGATGGCTTTGATGATTTTCCAGAGGAAGTACAGCTTATAATTGCAAACATGATGTTCAATTTAGGGCGGCCACGTTTTCAAAAGTTTGTAAATTTTATCGCCGCTGTTGAGGATGCCGATTGGCAAGAGGCGGCAATTCAGATGCGTGACAGTCGCTGGCACCGGCAGTTGCCACAACGTAGCGGAAGATTAATTGCTCGGATGGAAGCTGTATAGTTAAGATCGCTACCAGCCAAAAATTTTATTCCGCAAAAAACGAAACAAAGAAAATGTACCTGGCTTGTACTGACGGCAGTCAGTAATATTTTCTCGACTGCCGTCAGAATAGGTGATCATAACTGAAACAATTTGCTTCATCAGTCTATCAAATTAATCGACCTGTCAGAGCCGTCAATGAAGTTGGCATGGCCTCGCTTGATAAGCTGATGTACCAAGCGATGCACTCCGCTGGTTGATTTCAATTTCGACAAAGCCATTAGTTCATGATAGCTGGGTGAATAGCCATGCTCACTAATAAAAACTCTAATAAGTTCTTTCATGTGAGCTTGCTTTGGTGTCAGTCCTAGTTTGTCGCTCATTTTTTTGGCCCTAACAATTTGTTATATTCTTTGCGTTTGTCTTCCAGCTTTTTACTGCCAGCTTCTGGTATACCATCGAGCCCTTTCTTGTTGGCTTGCATAAACTTTTTCATGTTGGTCATGCGTTGCCGAGCGGGGATACCCTCGTCATTGTATATCTTAGTTAACTCGTCTAAATATTCTGTGTAAAATTGATGACTGTCATCAGTAGCCAGTTTTAAGGGCTCTGGAGGGCTGTCAATTTCTTCGGGTATGTCAGGCTCTGGAGGTGCCTCAATGGCCTTCTGTGGCAAATCTGGAGCCCCGTTTTTGATCTCCTCACCAAAAAGTTCATCCAATTGGTAATTAACTGGCCCTCCAGGAGTATCATCAGCCTCTGTCTCATCAACCATCCCTAAACCACAGATCGACAAAGTGACTCGCCGCTTTGCCTTCGTGATTGCCTTCAGCATTGCGTTGGCTTTGGCCTCACCTCGGAGGCCAGCCATATTGACGGCTCCGGTGTCGGAGTCAATACGGCCATATTTATTTTTTGCTGTAACATTGACAATATAGATTCCGTCAATCTCTTCTTTTGTTAAATTAGTTATGCTCACACCGTGGATAGCACGAAGTTGATCTGCACAATCACGCTTTGCATAAAGAACTTCTTTACCATTTAGCTTGATGTAATCAAAAGGCTTGGTCATTGGATTTAGCCCAAGTGATTCGCAGATTGTTTTGTAGTACTTCATTTTTTCATCGACACTTAATCGTGACAGGTCACCGCCAATCATCACGCTCTCAAGGATGCTGGCGGGGTCTTCTGTTTTTGCTACCTGGTTCATTCTACGAGTCTCCATACTTTAATTTCACGGGCATGAGCGGCGGGGCGGCGTGATTGGATTCGATCACCTGTAAACCGCCATTGCTTGCCTTTAAAAATTGACCCGGCAGCATTGCCTAGATCGCCATAGTGATAGCCCAGGTATTGCATACGATAGGCAACGTCATCACTTGTCGCTGTTTTGGTTTCTGGATTTAAATTATTGGCCACCCAGACTGCACTGTCCCTGGCAACTAATAGTAATTGTGCCTGATTGGTTGCGGCACTCTCCATGCCAAATTTTTTATTTGCACGGGCAAGTTCGAGGTTTAAAATGTTAGTCACTTTTTTTCTCCTTCTGCTTCACGCTTAGACGGCGACCGGTCCACGCTGGCTTGGCTGGCGTGACCTTCTTTGGCCGAGCTTTATACTCAGTAGTCGTGTGACCAACTGTAATCCCGTCAGGCAAATTGATTTTTTCCATGCCGCCCATAATTGATTTAATTAAAAGACTCGAACTCTCCATCATGGACTCAGATGCCTTTTTTGCACGTTGTGCAGATATGTAGGTGTCAGCGGCATCTTTTAAATCGATGTACTGATCTTCGTCTAATCCATTACCTGGACCATTGGTCATGTCGTGAGCCTCGGCCATTGGATTACCAGGCACCATGCGGCTGTACTCGGACGATGTGACGGGGCCGTAGTCAGTGTCATTGGCCATGTGATCCCAAAAGACATCCACAGCCTCACGGATAGCGAGGATAGTTGCCTCATGGCGTTTAACAATTGCGATACGCCAGACACAATCGAGCCTGGCTAACTCAGCTATAACCCCGTACTCGGCATCACAACAATCCAACTGGGCTTGTACCTGTAGGATTCTTTCCATGCTATCGGTTGGCTTGCTTGGTCTTGTCGGTATTTTACATTCCCAGATCGATCCAGCGGGAATGACAGTGCCTTCATATTCCCAATCTTCAGCAAACAAACCATCCAGGCTGGCGACCAGGTTGCAATGCGGGTTCCGATAGCCCTTGTCAGGGTGAGAAATCACCGCCCCAAACTCATCCTGGTACCATTGCCTGGCGGCATCCTCAAAATAATTGCCAGCCTTCATAATTCCAGTGGCAGTATCTTGGTGTATTCCGTCCAAGGCCGCACGGTGTTGCGTCAACATATCATTAGGCGTAATGCCAAATGGGCATAGCCATTGCCCTTGTACCTGGAGGATAAAGGGTATGTTCGATCCACCGCTTTCTTTACCTGTCACTGAAAATTTCATAGGATAACCTCCAGGATAATAGAGGAGGCTAATATTGTTGCCATGAAGGCAGTAATCGTAAGAAATTCGGCGATTGTTCGTATATTTTTTTTCAAGGTTTTGCTCCTATAAATGAGCAACCTTGTCTTAGATTTTGTCTTTAAGGTTTGTAAGTTGTTGATTCAAATTACTTGAGTCACTCCGCCCCCGGGCACCACCACCCTGTTAAAGCACTGATAAATAAGACATAGGTCGCAAACTGAAACTGTCTCAAGACAGATTCGTTCTAATTTAGTTCTTTTTGTCTTTGTCGTCACGTTCATTGACTGTTCTTCTTCCCCAGATAATGCATTGAATTTAAGGCCAGCCGCTGGGTTTCAGCCGCCCTGGTATAGTGTTCAGCCATCTTAATTGAATCCCATCCAAAAATGGCCATGAGTTCTTTGGAGCTTGCCCCTTGCATAGCCGCTTTGACGGCGGCGGCTTTGCGGAGCCCATGTGCCGAGCAATGTTCAAGGCCAGCTTCACGGCATCGTTTTTTAAACCAGTTGCCAAAACCCGCCCGTGTAAATGGTCTTTCAAATTGCGTCACCAGGTATGTAAACGGGCCAGTGTGTGTTGCGTCAATTGACCGGCGTAACTCTGGCAGTATTGGTATTATTCTTTTCTTTGGCTCGTTGCGTTTATTCTTTTCTTCAGTAAATTCTAATGTGCCATGACGTTCCATTGGCTTGCCTAGCAATATGGCATCGGATCGGCGTACACCGGTGTACTGAAAAATGTCGATAGCCAGCCTGGCCTTTGTGCCGATTTTGTGGACACTTTCGTATTGTTCGATCTCTTGCTCTGTCCAGGTATAAAAGCCTGTGGGGTTTTTGCTGGGCAGATACGGCACGTTTAAAGCTGGGTTAATCTCGGTAAGGTCACAACTCAATGCCCACTTGTAGACCTGGCGTAATGCCTTTACCCAGGCGTTAGCGGCATCAGGTCGGTCACTCATGCTGTCTCGCATGGCTCTAATCTCTTTTGTCTCGACATCGTTGTATGATCGGCCCGTACCGCCCAGGTAGTTGCCGGTCTTCTCAAGGATCGGCTGACGCACCTTGCGGGTAGTCGGTCCCAAGCTCCGATATTCTGGCGATTTCATATACTGCACAACAAGCCACCGTAAATCATTTGTCTGAACTTCAACAACTTCCTGACCCATGATAAGACGAGCCTGGGCAAGTTCCTCAAAGTATTCATCAGACCCACGCTCACTAAATATGCGGATCTGTTTTTTACCAAAAGACTTTTGCAAAGCCGTTGGTCGTAAATAAATGCGACCGCCATCGACCTTGATGTTCTTTTCATTTTCGTTTTTTCTATTTGCCATGTCATAAGCATCCATACTGTGAGTCATACACGAACACAAATTATTCTGGTTCAAAATGAACGGTGGTGTTCAAAATGAACGGTGGTGTTCAAAATGAACGGTGGTGTTCAAAATGAACGGTGGTGTTCAAAATGAACGGTGGTGTTCAAAATGAACGGTGG